AAGAGTCATAAAGAGAGAAAGAGAGGCTGTACGTACGAGCCAAGGAGCGATAACGGAGTAATATTTCTCAGGTATTATTCGGTCGTCCACTTGTCGTATATTTCAGGTATCCATTGGAGATACCCGTACAGTTCAATCAATATGAATATATAGTAGTAATTATAAAATATCACATCCAACTTTCACCAGCCAATAAGCCCTGTTTCCAGAGATTATCAACCGATAAAATCGCAATATCTTTGAGATCATAGATTTCAGGGAAGCGAGCTACATTAAACGGCTCAGGCATTTTTATCTTATTATCAAGAAGGGCTTTTTTATTTTGGCGAGATTGAGATCTATAAAATCGAGACATCGACTTATAACTGTCGGTATCAGAATCAAATAGATCCTTTATTCCCTTAACACGGAATAAAGATTCAACACAAAATAAACCTAAAATAGAAGCTTCAGAAGCTTCTGTTTGGCCTTCATAATAAGAGGAAATAAAAGAAGAAGATTTAAAATCCTTCATTCTTTCAATGGCATATTTCCATACCTTCCAACTACCAACGCCGGGTTTAGCAATAGGTGCATAAACCTTAGGGTTCTCGTAAACCTTACGAGCCAACCTAAGTTCCTTATCACTAGCTTTAAACCTCCCAACACTTGGCAGTCCTAAACCGTTAAATCTTTCGGGTATGAACCAGGGTAAATTATATTTCTTTAAAGGATTCTTATCACCACGTTTATTCATTAACTCAATAAACTGGCCAAGAACACGCTCCTGAAGGAATTCAGGACAGTTAGAAATTAGTTCTCTGCACCTAGAACCAATAGAACTGAAATCATCAGCATCTTCAGCACCGAAAGCACCCCCGCTCCGTTTTAAACCATAAAGTAAACCAAGGTTTACATATTTAATAAGTCTAAAATGGGCTAAACGGTTATACTTATCACCGTTAGGACGAGTTAAAAACTCAGACTCCCAACCGTTTTCATAATAACCGTACGAGGTACTATTAATATTAAGAAAGTATTTACTAAAATAAACTTTTCCAATACTAGGAGATAAACCACAAAATCTCCCGATAGCCTCCCACGCTAATCTTCCAACATTGTTGATCTTTAAAATAGCATCATCACCATTAATGGCCAAGGGACAATCTTTCAATAAAATAGATCGACCAGTGGATATTTCCTTAGCCCAACGGCATATTGCAGCATTAGCAATACACAATAACGGAAATGACACAACACTACCCATTAACTGACCTCTTGTCTGACCACGAACATCGTTCGAGTCTTCTGGATTCTCAATCCAGTGGCCAATTAAAGCAGCACGAAAGGCAGCATTCTCACGAGGACTTAAGTCCAAAACATCTGATATCATATTAACGAGATAAGCAGACACCCAAGAATACATTTCATCAGTAGCAGCAGCGTAATCAACAGAAAGATATTTTTCATCATCTTTTAGTTTACTACCCATTCTGTCTTGAACGAACCAATGATCCACAGGTTCTCCTATCAATTTAAAACATGGATGACTTTTTAAAGTCGACCATAATTTTCTCTGAATAGGTTTCAAGAAAGTCATATGCATAGGCGGTTCTTTAGAAATAATACGAACCTTCAAAGCCTCTGCAAGACCTACTAATTTTACATAAGGGTCCTCAGCCACAACAGCTTCAGAAATACGTGAGTATAATTCAACAAATGAAGTTCGAAGCGCAGTATCATCCACAACTGTTCTTCTACTTCTCCAACTTTTTCCTTCTTCCCTTAAAGTGATCAAACTTTGATCAGTCTTTAACCCTTGTAACAACGCAGGATCATCCAAAATAGCACCAATAACACCTCCTTCACTACGACTGTTAATATAATTAGCAGAAGTACTTGGGAAAAATGGTTCGATTCTATCTCGATCAGAATACACAGCACGGGAAAATAACTCCTCAACAGTACGACGAAATTGTCGCATGACAGTCTCTTCAGACAAATCATACTCAATACGACCTCGTGACATATCAACGGGTATTTCCACTGGCAAGGTTCTTAGATCTTGTCCCCTAGGTTGTTCGACCGGTTCTGTAAGTGTTTTAAAAGTTTTAAAAAGGCTTTTACGAACGACATCAGCATTAGGACGAGGGGCTCCTTTCTTAGCATACAATAAAGTATGTAATAGACTATCAAAAGTCTCGAAGTCCTTGTTCTTTAACATCATCATCCACTTATAACCCTTTCCTCCAATTAAAACACGAGGATTGTCCATATCCCCAATTAAACTAATAGGAAGTTCCTGTTGCTCTGAAACAGTCTGATAATTACCTTCACTGTCGAGAAACTTAAAAGAATTCTTGATGTGAGCAGCATAAAAAGCAGCAAACTTCCATTTAATAAACTTTACAGCATCACCCCATTTGGCAGCACATTGGATCCAATGATCATATGTACCCTTGCGATGAAAACCCGTGTCGTCAAATCCGTATAGCCTGTAAACTCCAATTACTACATCTACACAATCTCTTACAAAAACCACTTCTTCATTATTTAACTGAAGAAGAGGAGGAATAACGCCTCCATCATTAGCGGTCGATTCCATTACCATCGACTGGCTCACG